AAGTGCCATGTTTATTATTCACTAGTACTTAATGTTCTTCAATGAATGATACGACTCGTTCCTCGTCTCCTCATTCTTTTATCTTTTCTAAATCTCTTAACGACCTGATCGCCAAGTGCTGTTGTATATATATATAACCCCACTTAAAAGTGATTACCAATGAGTTTTGAAAGAAATATCAACATTTGTACATTTTATTGGTAAAACATAGAATATAAGCTATTATAGAAATAGGCAAGATGCCTTAACAAATAGGAACATACTATGGCTGGAAAACAAGTTGCACAGAGAGATTCTGTCGAGAAGAAGAAGTTATTAGCCTTAGCAATACTAAAGCATCCCGATAACCTCAGTAAGGCTTTGAAGGAAGTGGGTATACCTAAGTCAACGTACTATAATTGGAAAAGTAATGATAAGGACTTTTGCACACAATTAAATGGGCTTGATTTATTGAAGCTCGATTTTGCGGAAAGTGCCTTATTTAAGAAGATAGCTGAGGGCGATACGAGAAGTATCATATTCTACCTAGAAACAAAAGGTGGATTTACTAAGAAGAAAGAAGTCGAGACGACTCATAGACATAAAGGTGTTATAGCACTTGAAAGCCTTGCCCCTGAGAATTGGGATAGCATAGCAGCACAGCAACAAAAAGCCCTTGGTGGTGATAATGAGCTTGTGATTGATGCGGAGGTTACCAAGGATGGATAATGACATTGAAGAAGATAACATTATATGGAAGGCAATTCCCGGCTCACAGGTACTATTCCTAAGCTGTCCTTATAGAGAAGTTCTATTCCAAGGATCAAGGGGAGGCGGTAAATCTGACTGCACCTTAATGGCGTTTGCTCAGAATGTGGGCAAGGGTTATGGCAAGTACTGGCGTGGAGTTATATTCCGTAGATCATATAAAGAGCTTGATGATATTGTATCTAAGAGTGAGAGATGGTTCTCACAAGTATTCCCAGATGCTCGTTTCTTAAGAGCTAAGGGTGAGTATAAGTGGGTATTTCCTGATGGCGAAGAATTAAACTTTCGACATTTTGAGAAGAAGGAAGACTACTGGAGTTATCATGGACAGGAGTTTCCGTTCATAGCATGGGAGGAATTAACAACATGGCCTGATGATTCTTGTTATCAGACTATGTTCTCATGTAATAGAACCTCTTATAGCCCTGATAAGGTTGATAGGAAGCAATGTCCCATTTGTGGTGCTGAGAAGGTTATAGGTAAGCCCTGTGAGCCTTGTGGGTGGAAAGCACCAGATAAGTTAGTCCCTCAAGTTAGGAGCACTACAAACCCTTATGGCGTTGGTCATTCATGGGTGAAATCTTATTTTATAGATAGAGCGCCTGCTGGAACTCCTATTAGGGATGATAAGCGTGTTAGAGTTCATATAGCCTCGACAATGTTTGAGAATACGCATTTGAATGATGAGTATATTGATGATATTAGAGGACTGGCTGATGCTAACCTTAGAAAGGCATGGCTGTATGGTTCATGGGATATTGTTGCTGGAGGTATGTTCTCACATGTCTGGGATAGTACCAAGCATATAGTTAATGAGTTTGATATTCCTCCTACATGGAAGATTGACAGAGGATTTGACTGGGGTTCATCTAAGCCATATTGTTGCTTATGGTATGCCGAGAGTGATGGCAGTGACTATGAGGATCATGATGGCAATGAGATACCAACTATTAAGGGTGATATATTTGTCATCTATGAAGAGTATGGTTGGAATGGAACGCCCAATGAAGGCTTAAGGCTAACTAACAAAGAGATTGCCAAGAGAATACGTGATATTGAGAAAGAGAATCCAATGTTCAAGGATAGGCGTGTTGTGGCAGGCCCTGCTGACTCAGCAATATTCACAATAGAGAATGGCAGGTCAATTGCTGATGATATGAAGATTATGGGAATTAGATGGCGTAGAGCTGATAAAAGTCCGGGATCTCGTAAAGCAGGTTGGCAAGTTATTATCCAGAAGTTAAAGAATGCTGTCACCAAGGAAGGTGAGGGATTATTCTTCTTCGAGTCATGTATGCACAGTAGGAGACTCATACCAGTAACCCCAAGGGATACTAGAGATATGGATGACATAGATACAGACTTTGAGGATCACCTACAGGATACACTAAGATATAGATGTCGTAAGAAATCAAGTAAAACTAAAGTCAGGAAAATGCTATAATGTCTAATCAAAACGCAAAAGTAGATTCAATAGATTCACGTCACCCAGATTATCTAAGTATCGGAACCAAGATGGAACTGGTATCAGATTTAACTGATGGTATTGAGGCAATGAAGGATAGAGGCACTTATCTACTCCCGATGGAGAATGAGAGCACTCAGGAATATGCCATAAGGAAGAATAGAAGTACACTTAATCCCGGATTCACAGAGGCTATTACAGCACAGACCTCTAAGCCATTCTCTAAGGAAGTTACTATAGAGAATTACGAGAGCTTATCAAAAGAGGTTAAGGCTATACTAAAGAACCTTGATGGTCATGGCAAGAGCATTACAGAGCTTGGCAAGGATATATTTGCAGGTTGTGCATCATATAAGGATGGCTTCACATTTACAGACTTTGTATCGAGAGAAGATACTCTTGATGACGGTGGTAGAAGTAAGAGTGATGATACGGTTGATTTAACGAGAACATTTACATTCTTTATTCCAAGGCCATCATTATTTAACTGGGATTTTGATGACGAGGGTAATTACTCTGAGATCAGATTTAAGACCAGTGAAGTTAGAGCTAATGGCAAGTTTGGAAAAGACCAAGTTAAGGTTATCTACAGATGGACTAAGAGTGTATGGGAAAAGTACATTGAGGTTTCTGGCGATGATTGTGACGACAGATTTATTGCTGATTCTGGATCAAGAAATTGGGAGCTAGTTAAGCATGGCGTCAATACTCTCGGTGTAATCCCTATAGAGGCTACAGATTTTGGCCCCGTTTGGCCAAATATAGACCTAGCTTATACAGTGTTGGAGCATTACCAAGACAATTCAGACCAGAAGAATATTGTTAGGTTTGCTAGAACTGGCTTATGGTATGCAGCAGGATTTGAAGAGGATGAGTTAGATGGCTTTGCTGTTGGCTCTAATAAGCTAATACACTCAGCAGACCCAGATTCAAGCCTCTCAGTCGTCGAACATAGTGGAAGTGCAGTTGGTATAGGTAGAGCTGAGTTAGAGATCTTAGAGAGGCGTATACAGGCTTTAGTGCTTAAACCGATCGTTACACGTACTTCTGGAGACGTAACAGCAACGGAAGTTATACAAACTAATGCTAATGCCTCTTCTGATATTAGAGCATGGGGATTGATTACAGGAAAGGCTCTCACCAATATTATTGAGTGGATACATATTTGGCTTAAGAAGGACATGCCAGAGGGTGTTAGGGTTATAGTCTATGATGACTATGTTATAGAAGGTTCTAGTGCAGATAACGATTTCTTGCTACAGACTTTCATGGCAGGTGGAATAAGTCATGAGACGTTCCTTAGCGAGATCAAGAGACGTGGCACTATTGATAATAGAATTGATATTGAGGCTGAAGTTAAGACTGCCAAGAAGGAAGCTATAGAGAAGGCTGAGGCAACAGCTAAGTTGCAGGAGCCTAAAGTACCAGTTGATAATAAACTTAAAACTGATTAGAATTATATAGTAATTGTGTTATATTGTCCCTTGTAGCAAGAGGCTACTAACGAGATGTTAAATAAGGAATACAAGAATGGCGTTTAAAGCATATTTAGAAAGTTTAGAAGGTTTAGAAGAAGGTCAAGATACGTTATATAAAGCTAGAGATGGAGGTGGCTTTGTTCTGGACGTGGAGGATGTTCAATTGGAAGACGGTAAAGCATTTGGTCTAGCAGACTATGGTGGGTTAAAGAAGGCTCTTGGTAGTGAAAGAGCTTCTGCGGCAGAAGCCAAGGCTGCGTTAAAGGCATTTGATGGAGTTGATTTAGACGCTCTTAATGCTGCTGCTGAGTTTCAGTCTAAGTATAAAGGCAAGACAGATGATGACTTTGAGTCTAAATTGGCTGAGTTACAGCTTGGCTTTGAAGAGAAGCTAAAGCTCAGTTCAGATAAGATGACTGAA